GGATGATTTGACTTAGCACGTAGGGTACAAGTGATATCCTTTGTCACATCCATACGATTACCGCCCTGGTCATTTAAGCAGATTGTGCCTGCCTCTCCAGTGCTGTCTGCAATATAGCTGGCAGTACCTTGCCACGAGCGGATGCTCTCCTTAGAATACCCAGACAAGCCTTCTGACTTAAATAGTATTTCTCCGGCACCCCCACCCGCAAAATCTGCGACAAGGAAGATTCGTTTTCTTCGTTGGGGAACTCCCCAGTATTGAGCATCCAGCACTCGCCAGGCAAGGGAGAAATGATCTCCCACGATACTTCCTGCTTGTTTCCATTTATCAGTTTTAGGAATTGATATGGTTTCATCTTCGATGTGGCAGATGCCTTCAAGGACGCATCTGAAATCTTCTCCTTTGTTTGATGAGAACGCTCCAAGCACGTTTTCCCAGACGATATATCTTGGCTTTTTGCCATCTGTTGCACACCTCATTTCTTTTACGATTCGGATGGCTTCATAAAAAAGACTTGAACGTCTCCCATCCAAGCCATCACGCTTACCTGCTATGGATAAATCTTGGCAAGGGGAGCCAAAGGTAATAATATCTACTGGCTCTATCTTGCTGCCATCCATGCAAGAAATATCTCCATAATGTTTGATAAAAGGCAGCCTTTTGGTTGTCACCCTAATAGGAAACGGTTCAATCTCCGATGCCCATACTGGGGTAATACCGGAAATTAAACCGCCTAAAGGAAAACCGCCCGAGCCGTCAAAAAGACTGCCTAGGGTCAGTTTATTCATTGGCTACCTCCAATTCATCGTATCTATAACTGAGTCCATCCCTTTGAACACTTACTTCTTTTGATGTCCCGACTTGCCCAATATAGCGTTTTACAATAACATCACAGAATTTCTCATCTAGTTCCACTGTGTAGCAAATACGCTCTGACTGCTCACAAGCAATTAATGTACTTCCACTTCCACCAAAGGGATCGAGTACAATTGTGTTACTCATAGAGGAATTCAAAATAGGATAGGCAAGAAGAGGAATTGGTTTCATCGTAGGATGATCACCATTTCTCTTTGGTTTATCAAACTCCCATATGGTAGTTTCTTTTCTTCCCGTATACCACTGATGTCTTCCTTTCTTCTTCCAACCATAAAGCACTGGTTCGTGTTGCCATTGATATGGTGAACGTCCAAGTACAAGGGAGTCCTTTTTCCATATACAGCAACCGGATAAATAAAAACCGGCATCCGAGAAGGCTTTTCTAAAATTAAACCCTTCGGTGTCGGCATGAAATACATAGATGGAGGCATCGTCTGCTAATGCTTCTTCAATATTGATGAAAGCATCTAAGAGGAATTGATAAAAGGCATCATTTGTCATATGATCGTTTTTGATTTTCCCTGCAGAGCCTTCATAATTTACGTTGTAGGGAGGGTCTGTCACACACAAATTAGCCTTGTTTTTATTCATCAGCACATCATAGGTTTCTTTCACCGTGGAGTCACCACATACTAGCCTGTGCCTACCTAGCGTCCATACGTCACCAAATTTGCTGATTGCAGGCTTTTTTAATTCTTCATCCACATCAAAGTCATCATCGTGAATTCCATCTTTGATGGTATCTTTAAATAAGTCATCCAGTTCTTTAGGATCAAATCCAGTAAGCGAAACATCAAAATCTGCACCTTGTAAATCAGCAATCAAAAGGGCAAGCTTATCCTTATCCCAATCACCGCTAATTTTATTTAGAGCGATATTGAGGGCTTTTTCCTTTTCCTCATCCATCTCAATGATGACGCATTCGACTTCTGATATACCCATATCAATGAGTACCTTAAGTCTTTGATGGCCACCTACAACATTGCCTGTCACCTTATTCCAGATAACCGGCTCCACATATCCAAACTGCTCAATCGAGCGTTTCAGCTTTTCATACTCTGCATCACCTGGCTTTAAATCTTTACGAGGATTGTATTTAGCAGGAAGCAGGTCTTTTGTATTCTTTTTTTCAATCAACATACCTTTTTACCGCCTCCCTTAGTTCTTTATAGCAATCTAAAAACTCCCAAGAATGCAATCCATATCTGAAATGACCGTAGGTAGCAGTATCCGCATAAATGACATCGGTCAGCCTTAACTTTTCGATAATTGCTGCAGGTCTAAGATTAAATACTTCTTGAACCGCACTACAAAGGATACTTTCAGCAACTTTGCCTGTTCCAAATGTATCAATCTCCACAGCAACTGGATCTGCTTTTCCAATCGCATAAGAAATGGCAACCTGGCATCGTTCTGCATACCCACACCAAATAATGTTCTTTGCGATGGCTCTTGCCATATAGGCACCACTGCGATCCACTTTTGTCGGGTCTTTACCGGAAAAAGCACCGCCCCCGTGGGATGCAATGCCGCCGTATGTGTCTACCATTATTTTTCTTCCTGTCAATCCTGTATCAGCGGCAGGTCCACCTTCCACAAAGCGCCCGCTTGGATTAATGAGTATCTCCGTTTCATCATCAAATGGATATTTTTCAAAGACAGGCCAAAGCACCTGAGAGATGATTTCATTTTTTAAATCATTTAAGTCTTTATCAGCACCGTGCTGAAGGGAAACAACAATGGTCTTGATTCGCTTTGGCTTATCATCTTTATACTCTACTGTAACTTGTGCCTTACCATCTGGACCGATGTTTTTAATAACACCATTCTTCATAACTTTATCCAGCTTTTCACAGATAGCATGAGATAGAACAAGAGGTAACGGCAACTTCTCACTTGTTTCATTGGTGGCATAGCCATAAACTGTGCCTTGATCTCCTGCACCTAGCATGGAATACCAGGAAGTATCGCCTTCACGGGATTCCAAGGCTCTATCAACACCACCTGCGATATCTTTGCTTTGCTGATGTACATGGACAAACACGAGAAACTTTCTTGGATTGTAGCCGACATCAGTTAGAACATTACGAACTACTCGTTTGATATCAATTTTCTTTGAACAGGTAATCTCACCGGCAACAATGATACGTCCTTTGGTTGCCATCACCTCGCAGGCCACACGAGAGGATTTATCTTTTCTCAAACACGCATCTAAGATGCTGTCAGAGATTAGGTCACACAATTTATCGGGATGCCCTTTACACACACTTTCACAAGTTCTATATTTTTTCATTATCATTTTCCTTTCCTAGCAGATAATAACCGCTCCATTAAATCATCTTGTGGACTTCTGCCACCAAACTCTACAGAGCAGTTTTCTTTTACAATCTGGTAAATCTGATACCAACACTGATTTACTTGTTTCATGTATTCACGGCTCATAGCAACATACGGTGATGCTATGGCTGCTGATGTAGTAGGATGTTTTGCAAGAAATCCATATTCTGAAATACACTCCTCGCACTGAATCCAACGAGAAACACTCATGGCATATTGCTCGATCAGCTGGTTGTTTACTAACATTTCGCAGCTACGATCCTTTAACCATTTATATGTTTCTATATAAATATCTTCTGCACAGAGGTCTTTACCGTTTTTCTGAGTCGCCTTTAGATAATCTTTTACTGGAGGAACATCCGTGCCTTCCATTTCTGCTGGCTCCGGTAGTACTTGAGCCCCGTTTAATCTGCCGTCAGTAATTTTATCTGTTAGAGCTTTTGACTTTCTTCCTGCGCCAACACGCTGGCCACCTCTTGCTGTACCGTCCTTTGCCATTTTTCCACCTCACTTTTCTAAAAGTCTTTAATACCCCCTTTGATTTCTGATTTTTACACGCAAGACCCCAGGCCGTTGTCCGCCATAAGAGGTCTAGAGATTTGACCTCCCCCTTGGCTCAGCTACGAATCTGTCGATCACCGAGTTCTAAATGAATCTTGTTGTGACAGGATTTACATAAGGACATCAAATTACTTCTATCGTGTGTACCACCTTGAGAGACAGGGAGGATGTGATGCACTTCATCAGTGGGAGTTAGTCTTCCATCCTCTTTACACATCTCACACAGGGGATGTTCTCGTGCATATCTGTCACGGATTCTTTTCCAGGCTCTGCCGTATTTCTTATTAACATCACTTGACCGTTGGTACTTGTCATAGCGCCTACGCTCTTCTACTCGATGGTCTTCACAGTACTGGCCATCGGTTAAGTTGGGACAGCCTGGTGTACTGCATGGTCGTTTTGGTTTTCTTGGCATCATATCACCTCGCTTTCTGGGCATAGAAAAAGCCCTGCAGGGTATGACCCACAAGGCTTAGTAAGTATTCTATCTTGCTGATTATAATGTAACATAAAGATGAGGTGCTTATCTCTGCTCAAAAGTGCTCATTGCTGTTCAACATTTGAATAACAATTGGATTTTCAGGTACGACAACGTGATTTAAGGCATTGCCATGCCATCTGCGAATGGTACTCTTATCAGCATTCAGCTCATCACCGATTTGCTCCCAGGTAAAGTTATGAACGTAGCGGTAACGTAACACCATGCGTTCATCGATATCCGTTACTTTATTAATCACATCTCGAATCTCTGCTTTAAGTGCTACAAGATGATCTACCTCATCATTAATCTTGATTTGTAGTTCTTCAATTCGCTCAAGGTATCTGACAAACAAAGCATCGGTATGCCGTTGTGTTTGTATTCTCTCGCCCCAGCTGGGGGAGGAAACACTGGTCGATAATTCCCTCAGCCTTTCCATTTCCTCAATGTTTGATTGGATTCGTTTGTCTAGCCTGTAGGCTTGGTGTAAATATTCTTTTGCTTTCATTTCTCGCTCACCTCCGCTTGTAGCTTTTTGATTAGGATTTCTCCATCAACAGAGGTAAGTTCTCTATACCAATCAGAGCGGAAGAACCTCTCCACCTCGTTTTTCAAATCTTGTGCAGGTCCATACTTTGGACGCTTTTTTAGTTTCTTTAAGGCTGTCCGATAATCCTTAACAGCCATTAAAATGATGGCATTGGCTAAGTTTTGATAAGGTTCTGTCATCGCATCACCTCTAAATTTGCCTTTACCGCATCAATCAAGGCATCTTGAGTTTTCTCTTTTTTTGTGAGTGCAAGCAGTACGTCTTCATCGATGGTGTTTTTGGTGATGATGTGGTGAACAATAACTGTATCCTTTTGACCCTGCCTATAAAGTCTTGCATTAGTTTGTTGATACAGCTCTAGTGACCAGGTCAGACCAAACCAGATAAGCGTTGAACCGCCGCTTTGAAGATTAAGACCATGACCGGCACTGACCGGATGAATAACAGCAATGGGGATCTTTCCATCATTCCAAGCCTCAATATCCTTTGATGACTGAATCTGTCTGACTGGAAATCGCTCTTTAATCCGTTCTAAATCATGCTTATACCAATAAGCAACAA